GATTCATTTACAGAAACCTCATAATCATAATTAGATATAGAAGTTCCTTGACTAGAATCTACTATAAATCCATTTGCATTTACGTAATGATGTATGTCATATTCATGACCAATACCATACTTATTGGTAATATGTTTTTGTAATTCAAAACTTGGCAATGGAAAATCATCAATATAGTTATACTTATCATTACATAACATGACCACCCAATGATATAGAGGAGTGCCATATATCTTTTCTGATATGATCTCTGGTGTTTCACCGTCTCTGATATCATACTCATCATATAACGTTACTCCAGATAATATCTCTTTACGAACCCGGACGTTCTGTGAGATGTCTTTGACTAACTTATATTCAGTCTTACCATTGATTTTAAAATCATATAAAAATGTAGGAAAGTTTTCGAAATACATTATAGTTTATCCTGTATCTTTTCTTTAGTAAGAGTAGCAAGCTCTTTAAAGGTTAATGTAACGTTGATTTGTGTAGGCATCCCATTGGAGAATGAAGTAAATTGTCCATTTGGTGTATAATTAACTACCATATCTGTAAGTACACATGATGTATGTCTATTGACATGTAAGTTTTCTTCTATGCCGTGATAATAGAATATATCAAACTCTGAAGGATACACGTATAGGAAATTATTCGCATCTTTAAACTCAGGATGCATGTGTAATTTGAATTGATAAATGATATTCTCTACGTTTGCGGCCTCTGAAGCATCTCTTGGATAGAATTGGTAGTCAAACGTAAATGTTCTGAACTGCACGTTCTTAAATAATTGTTCTTTTCTAGGATTAGGTGCGAGGCCAGTAAGTCTTGATATGCCTCCCGTACCAGGAATTTTTAACCCTGCAGCAACTGCTCCACCAACAACGTTTGAATTTCTTAATATATCTGACATTACATTACTAGCAGTGCCTTTACTGATAGCAGCCTTAGCTAACGCTGAACCTCCACCAGCTGCAGCAAGACCCATAGCATATATGTCAAGGTCTTCTTCTTCATAGTTAACGCTATATGTTGTCTGCATAGTATTAGGAGCATGAAGAGCTATAGCAGTGCTTAATCTTTTCTTTTGACCAGAAAATGTAGATCCAACCTGCTTTAATGCAAGGTCTGCACCAATTGCAGCTCCACCGATAGTAGCGAATGACTTTATACCAGCTTGTGCAACCAATCCTCCAACTCCAGCAGATAATGCAGTTCCACCTACAGCATTCGCAGCAGTGCCACCATACTTGTTTGATAAGGCTGTTAAATCACCATAGTCTCTTGGAGTAGAGTCATTGACTGATTGAGCAGAACCTTCTTTTAATAGTTTTGAATCAGATGCTATGTTGATATAGAATATAACATAGTTATTGCCATATTCAGCTAATGGACCCATTAGGTCAGAAGGATATTGTAATTGGTCTATTGAATACTTATTATTATCAAACGAACCAGCCCCACCCCTTGCAGTATATAGACTTTTACCATTTGCAGTATCTTCTACAGTAGAGTTGTTATTCCAATTTGGTCCTATTTCGGCCATATTACATTCCTAAACGTTTATTGATTATTTATAATAAATACAGAAGATGTTTCATAAACGAAGATATAAACCAATGTTTCCTGAGAAGTATGAAGGGGACCCTACCAACATTATCATGAGATCAAGTTGGGAGACCCGTTTTGCCTCATGGTGCGATAAGAACCCGTCTATAATCAAATGGTGTTCTGAGGAGACAATAGTCCCATATAGGTGTCCTACAGATAATCGTGTTCATAGATACTTTATTGACTTTAAAATACGTGTTAGGACCAAAGATAACCAGACAAAGACATACCTGGTTGAAGTCAAACCTGCCAAACAGACTCAACCTCCAATATATCCAGGAAGAAAGACTAAGTACTATCTTACAGAGTCATTAACTTTTATTAAAAACCAAGCTAAATGGAAGGCAGCAACTGAATGGTGTAAGGATCGAGGGTATGAGTTTGTAATCATTACTGAAAATGAATTAGGCTTGAATTAGCATATAAATAGTTAATGGCTCAATCACCTAAAGATATATTTTTACAGAATCAATACGACTTAAAGAAAGCTGCGATTAGGTCTAAGGCATGGTTCCAACAACAGGCGGCCCTTCTTAAAAGACAGAACATTACTGCTCAAAAGGTATTAAATTCTGACTCGCATAAGATGGGTAGACAGATCATGCCTGGAAGTTTATATATGTTTTTATATGATCCGAAGACAAAAGATGAACTACCATATTATGATATGTTTCCATTGGTATTCCCATATAAAAAGTTATCTGGTGGATTCATGGGATTAAACATGCACTATCTACCATATCAGCCTAGAGTAATCCTATTACAGAGATTGATGGAGTTTGCTACAGATAAAAATATGACTGAGAATACTCGTATTAAGTATTCATGGAATTTAATATCTGGGGTGTCTAAGTTTAAATGGGCAGAACCATGTGTTAAACACTACTTAAACTCACACTTAAAGTCTGGATTTAGAAAGATAGATGCACCTGATTGGACCACGGCTATGTTATTACCAGTTGAACAATTTGTTGGTGCAAATAAAAATAAAGTATGGCAAGATTCATTAGGATACTAAGATGGCAACATTAAACCAATTCATAGCAAGTATTAAGAGCGAAGGCTTGATGCGTAACTCAAGGTTTGCAATCACCTTTAGTCCTCCAAGAAGTATGCAAGGTGCCGGCGCAGCATTAGATCTTAGAAAGATATTATTATACTGTGACAATGTTAATTTACCAGGAATGACTCTTGAGACCACTCAAGCTAAGACTTTTGGTGAATACAGAGAGATGCCTTTTAATAAGCTATTTGATAACGTTAATATGAGTTTCTATGTAGATAATTCTATGCAAGTTAAGAAGATGTTTGATAGTTGGATGGGTGCTATACAAAATCCACAAACTAGATCATTTAATTATTATAAAGATTATACTACAAATATAACTATTGAAGTATTTGATGTGGCCGATAAGAGTAGATATCAAGTAGTATTATATCAATGTTATCCTAAAACCATAAATCCGATAACAATGGATTATGCAGATAAAGAAGTCATGAAGATGACCGTCAGCATGAATTATAAGTATTGGATATCAAGTTCTGTTACTGTTAATACTAAACCGAATGCCGTTACAAACACTACAAATGGTTTATTTGGAGATTATTTTACGGATTCACAAATAATACCGGATACATACTTTACTAGTTTTAATACTTTCCAAACGGGATTTAACTCATTTGAGCAAGGAAGAGCTTCATTATTCTCATCAGAAACAGCTTCAACTGGACGTGGAAGCAAATTTATTTAAGGAATTAAAATGGCAGATATAAAAAGAGGTGTAAGTGATAATGCTTATCCTTACTTACAAGAAGCAGATACAAACGGCGATGGTTATGTAAGTAGCCAAGAGCTATCAATGTATCTAGAGTTTAAACGTAGAGAGCTTGAAGATCAAGATGCCCAGCGAGATGCTATGCGTAAGATGACATGGTTCGCTTTATGGGGCATGCTACTCTATCCAGTAACTATCGTTATCGCTTCATGGTTAGACGTGGATGATGCAGCAACTATTATTGGTAATATTGCTCCTACATACTTTGTTGCTATCTCAGCTTTAGTTGCAGCTTTCTTTGGTGCTAATGCATACTCATCATCAAAAAAGTCTGAGGCGCCACCTATGCAACCAATGGCACTTAGACCACAAGCTCCTAGGTCAGAACCAACTCCTCCTGCTCCGCCTAGTGTAGAGGATTATAGTGAACCAGAAGCCCCAGCTAGAGCAACACCAACACGTAAGATTACGTAACATAAAGGTATTATTATGAAGTCTGATGAGAATTTATCAAAGATATTTGATGTAGAACCACTTAAGCAGGGTGAAGTCGCAAGCATGGGGCAAGAGATTGTCCCAGCTTCTAATAAAGTGGAAGAAAATGTAAATTATGATTACGACTCAGCTCGTAATAATCTGCATAAGTTATTACATCAAGGACAAGATGCATTGTTTCATGCGCTAGAGATAGCCAAACAATCTGAGCATCCAAGAGCATTTGAAGTAGTAGGTAACTTAATGAAACAATTGGCTGACACTAATGAACAACTGTTAGCATTAAGTGAACGTAAACAGAAGTTGGATGCACCTAAGACTAGTGCTGAAGGCCAACCAAATAAACAAGTCACTAACAACAACGCAATATTTGTGGGATCTACAAGTGAATTGAGTAAGATGATTAAAGACATGAATAAAGGAGAATAGTATGGCATTACCATTAAACAGTACGCCGGTTTACACATTAATATTACCTTCAACAGGTAAAGAAGTAAAATATAGACCGTTCCTAATTAAGGAAGAAAAGGCTCTCTTATTGGCCAACCAATCAGAAGACCCTAAAGTAATGATTGAATCACTTAAACAAGTTATTAAGGCTTGTATTAAAGATGATATCAATGTAGATGCATTTGCCACGTTTGACCTCGAGTATGTGTTTACTCAGATCCGTGCAAAATCAGTCGGTGAGATGGTTGAACTATTCATCAAATGCGATACATGTATTGATGAGAAAGCTGTAGCTAAAGTTGAGATAGACTTAACCAAGATCGAAGTTAAAAAGTCTGCAGATCATAACTCTAAGATCAATTTATTTGATGACGTTGGCGTGGCATTAAAATACCCAACGATCGACGTACTTAAGAAGTTAGAGAACATCGACTCAGCAAACTTAGATCAAGTATTTGATGTAGTAATAGAGTGTATTGATTACATCTATACTACTGACCAAGTGTATCATGCTAAGGAGCAAACAAAGGCAGAACTATTAGAGTTCCTCAATAACTTGTCATCTGAACAGTTTAATAAGGTTCAACAGTTCTTTGAGACTATGCCAAGATTAAAACAAGATGTAGATTATAAGTGTCCAGTATGTGGCACTGAACATCATAAGACACTTGAGGGCTTACAAAGTTTTTTTTAATTAATCTCTCTCATGAGTCTTTACACAATTACTATAAGATGAACTTTGCTCTGATGCAGTATCATCATTATAGTTTAGAAGACTTAGAACATATGATACCATTTGAGAGAGAAATTTATGTCGCTATGTTAATTAAGTACTTAGAAGAAGAGAAACAAAGGATAGAGAGTAACAAATAATGGCAAATAAAGATCCATCGTTATCGTTAGACTATATATTGAAGAAACAAGAGTCTGAGAAGTTATCAGGCTTAAGTTCTTCAGTTAGACAACAACTCTCGTCTGTAGAGATGCCTAATACTACTGCGCCCGAACCTACAAACAAGATCATCTCAGAATTACAAAAGATCAATAGGTCATTAAATGTGGGTCTTAATAGTAATATTACTAAGATGACTGCCGCTATCTCTAAAAATAATAACCTTCTAGCTACATTGGTTAAAGGTACAAATAGAAAAGAAACACCGCCCAAAGGTAAAAACGATTTAACCCAACAAGACATCGAAGATAAAGACTATAAGCAAAAGCAAATAGACTTATTAGAGAGGATAGTTGAAAATACAAAGCAGGGTAAAGTAAACCTTGCAAAGACTTCTGGTTGGTTAAAAGCACTAGGATTTGCTGTAGCTGGATTAGTTGCAGCTCTACAGGTATGGGCTAGTAAGATTAAAGCTATAGTTAAGTTCTTTACTCCAAGTTTTATTAGAGATAAGTTAATGGGTGGATTAAAACGAATAGCTACAGTATTTGAAGACCTTGCAAAGGGTGCTAAGAATAAGCTAGGCAATTGGCTTGAACCATTAGCTAAGTATTTAAAAGAAACTGTTGGAAAGATTAAGAAAGTATTAGGGCTTGAAAGTGGCGGTCTGTTAAGTAACATGTTTGAATCAATAAAAGCTGGATTAGCTAACATTAAAAAAGAATTCAGAGCAGCTATAAGATTCACAAAGCTATTCACCACAGGTAAACCATTCAGTTCATTCTTTGAACCAATAGCTAAGTTCTTCTCAGAGATAAAGAAGTTCTTTCCAGTAGTCACTAAACTATTAGGTCCACTCAAATATATACTTGGTCCAATAGGTGATCTTTATATAGCAATCACATCCATCTATGAAGCATGGAAAGGCTACAAAGAAAAAGGCATACTTGGCGGTATAGGTGGCTTACTAAAAGGATTAGTGGGTGGAATAGTATTCGGCACATTTGACTTAGTCAAGAAAATCATAGCGTTTATACTTGGTGAATTTGGGTTTGATAAAGCTAAGAAATGGCTTAAATCATTCTCATTAGAAAAAATGTATAATAATATGGTCGATAAAGTAGTCGACTCATTGATAAGTTTAGGTGATACTATTAAAGATATGTTTAACAGTGCTATTAAGTGGTTCAGATCTATTGAGATACCAGCAATTGGATTCACCGCATTTGGTAAAACGTTTGGCGCTGGTCCATGGCATCCATTTGCATCTAATGAACCTGCTTCCGATACTAAGACTCCTATGGTTACGGCTCCTGCTATTGAAGTTAAACCAAACCAAGTCATAACTCCTGCTGCTTCAGCTGATGCTGTATATCAACAGTCAGGTGATAACCAAGAAGCAACTATGCAACCATTCGCATCACCGTCGACTAATATAGTATCTGCACCAACTAATATTACAAGACAAACACAAAATAACCTAATGAAGGTTAATATCAGAAATCAAGAATCTACTATTAAGAATTATTATAGGTCTAGATTCGCCTCATAAAAAAAGGACCTTTCGGTCCTTTTTCTTTTACATCTAATTAAGCTTCATCAGCTATCTTTTGAAAGAATGACATAACATCGTCATCATCTTCATTGATTTCTGGTGCCTTTGCCGTAGGCGTAGGAGCCGGAGCCGATGTGAATGACGGTGGAGCTGCAACTGGAAGTGGCTCGTTAGTGAGCTGTTCAGCTGTAGGTACTTGTCCATCACCACTTAATACTGAATCTAACTTAGCCTTAAGTTCTTCATAACTCTTAAAGTTTTTAGCTTCAAGGAACTCACCAAGTTTAACTTGCTTGTTAGCAATAGTTACGATAGCTTCATCGCTTGGAGCAACTGGAGTTGATTCAGCGAATGCTGATTGATCATAGTTAGGGTAACCTTCGACCGTACGCATACGGATCTT